ATGGCTAACAACGCACGACAAGACCCCATCCGCGAGAAGTACTATCGGCCAGTCGAACTCGGAGAGTGTGCCGGGGAAGTGCTGTTTTGGATTACGACCGTGATATCAGCTGTGCTGATCGTCATCGAGCGCGCATCAGATGAGAAGCTTTACAATCGACTGCAGATGAGCTTGGTCATAGTCGCGCTACTGGCATTTTTGATAGGAACGGCGGTAAGACTCTACTTGCAACCGCGCGCGTTGGCAGCACGAGCGTCCGACTTTCTGTCTCAGAGCTTTGACGTCCCTCTGTCACACGAGAACACGGTCGGCTATTACAATAATTCGCAGCCGCCGGGTCAGCGGCGACTAGCCGCGATGGTCATGGAGAATACATTTTTCAGCAAAGAAATCTCGAAATCGATGCTCTGGTTCGAACGCCTTCGCGCGTGCATCGCACTTTTAGTTTTCATTCTTATGATGCGACAAGACGACCTCGCATTTGCCGCCATTGCTGCGGCCACTGTGTTTGGCGAGCAAGTAATCGTGCGATATCTCCGACTGGAATGGTTTCGTGTCCGCTGCGAAGCCTCATATAAGCACCTGTATGACTTGTTCCTCAATGGACCCACAGAACCGTTTTTTACCGCTGAAGCCATTGAAGGTTTGAACTCCTACGAATCCGGCAAAGCAATGGCTGGACTTACTCTTTCCGATCGGCTTTTCAAAAAACGCAATGCGGAGCTGTCCGCACAGTGGGACATTGTTAGACAATTGCTCAAAATATAGACTTCCACGACAGCGAACGCCTACTTAGACCGCGTCACCGAAGTGCAAGTGGCACAACAAAACGTCCGTCAACGGAACTTGTAAATCCGCAGCTTGGTCAGGAGCCCGCCAAAGCGGGCTCTTTGCATTTCAGAAAAGGCTCACCGGTTGCGCAGCGTCATCCCAACTGAAAATAATCACTTCCTTACGGGCCGCTTCTCTCCCGCCACCGCCCACGGTGTACTTGATGTCGACCGTCTCAATGTGGAAGCCGTCAAAGGCCTGACGGATTGCCGGATGATCATTCAGGCTAACGATCGCCCTGCCTTTCAAAGAGCGCAACCTAACCGCCATGGCTTCGTATTCTTCATAGGGAAACGGCACGCCATAGCCTTCCGTCTCCCAGTAAGGCGGATCGAGATAAAACAACGTGTGCGGCCGATCGTATTTGTCAACACAGGTCTTCCAGTCGAGCCGCTCGACAAACGTATTGGACAGCCGCAGGTGCGCGGCCGACAGGGTCTCCTCAAGACGAAGCAGGTTCAAGCCAGGCGGCGTCGTTGTCGCCGTGCCGAATGATTGCCCTTCGAGCTTTCCGCCGAAGCAGTTCTGCTGCAGGTAATAGAACCGTGCGGCACGCTGGATGTCGGTGAGCGTTTCCGGGACCGTGTCCTGCAACCACTTGAACACCTGCCGGCTCGACAGTGCCCATTTGAACTGACGCACGAATTCCTCGAGGTGGTGTTGCACAACGCGGTACAGGTTCACCAGCTCGCCGTTGATATCGTTAATGACCTCGACCTTTGCGGGCGGTCGCATGAAGTAAAGCGCGGCCCCACCCGCGAACACCTCGACGTAGCACTCATGCGCCGGAAAGCGCGGGATGATGTGATCCGCGAGACGGCGCTTACCGCCGATCCATGGAATGATGGGAGTTACCATATGTGGATTGCCTTGTTGGGAATTTGTTAGAATTCGCCCCGCCTACCGGTAGGTGTCAGGGCCTTGGCTAATTCACTGGCTGATTCAGTGGAAAGGCGACCGGGGGAAATGCGCGAACATCATCCCGGTCGCCCTGTCTTTCCCGCCTTAGCGGAAGAAAAGTTACTTTGCCGCCTGCCGGCGGCAAATTTGAGGAACATGTTGCGCTCGTCAAAATACTGTATGTTTACACAGTGTTTTGACGAGGCTTATCGTGAATCTTCCAGACTTCAAACCCCCGACTCTCATCGAATTGCGAAACTGGTGGCGCGACCATCGCGGCGAGGGAGACGTCGAACGGCTGATCCTCGAAGTCCAACATTTGAGGCTTTTGATCTTGAGACTGCGAGGCGAAGCCGACGCAGCGGTTCGGCTCGCCAAAGAATTTGACCGCAGCCTTATAGCTCGTGAATCGCCGATCATGGAGCTTCGGATACGTCTCGCTCAGGAGGTATTACGGGTTGGCGACATCGACGACACCCCGAAACGGGGCATGCCGCGAAACGTGAGGGAATATGCCCGCAACCCCGAGGCTGTTGCATATGAGGCTGAGGGTCGACGCAAGCGCGGAGAGTCGCCATAACTCGTTTGCGCCAGGCAGAGCAGACTCCCGATGAAAAGAGCCTGAAATCATGCTTGCCGCAATTGTCTGACTACTTAAAATCTGATTTCCGTTCGAGCTGATCCCTGGACGTTTCGGCCCATCCACTAAGGATGGGCCGCTTTCTACTGGTCGACTGGATGGGATACACAGGCTGCGAGCAACCCCGTCAATTCCGTCTCCCACTTCTCCCGCTGCAGATGATCTCGCCAGATGCGGTCTACGGCCGAGCCGTTAGGCGCGGCCAGCAAATCCGCATCGGACAGGAAAACAGGCGTCGGCGGAACGGAATCGATACACGACACCGGTACCTGCACCTTCGCCTCAACCGTCTCCGTATGAACGACAGCGGAGATCGGCGCTGACGGTGCCGAGCCACAACCGGGAATAACAAGCAGCGCACTACAGAGCGCCGCGCAAACGATCGAATGCCGCATCGCATGTCTCCGACTGGTTGGATGGATCCTGAATCCGTTGAGAGAGCGCGTCGATCTGACGCTGGTATGACTGCACCTGCGTTGCCGCTTTCGCCTGCGCCGCAGCGGCGGCCGCCCGAACAGAAAATGCCTCGGATGCGGCCCGCGTCACTGAAACCGAACATGCCTGCACACCCGATGCCGCTGCAGCCAGATCCGCCTGCGACGTCGCAAGCTGGGAGCGAAGCGTGCCGATCAACTGATCGTCCGTCGCACCCTTCTTCTGCGCGAGGGCATAGTCGACGCGAACGCTTCGCAACTCGAAGAACTGCACGGCGCACGCAATACCAAGCACGACAGCGATCAGGCCGACGACCACCGAGGCGATACGACTAGTAATGTCGGTCATTGCTTTTCTCCCTGGATGCGGCGAAGACCGGCATCGAGCGCCTGATCCAGCACGCGCTTTCCGCCCCAGCTCGCCAGTGTGATAACGAGCGCGGTAAGCGGCGGCGGCCACCCTCTCCACTCGCAAAAAAAGAAAGCAGACAGTCCCGCGACGATCGATGCGGTAATCACGCTGCCGATCTCAATCGCCACAGAGCGTGCCGGCGGATCACTCGACGCGAACCGCTGGAACGTACTCGCCGTCCCACCGATAAGTGCCAGCAGGATCGCGAGCACTAGCGACGCGCTTGGGATGCCCGCCAGGCCATCGGCAAGCGCCGTCTCCGTCTGTCGCACCATGGCGTATGCTGCTGCAGCCCATAGCAACGCACAAAGCCCCCATCCCCATTGAATCAATCGGCGCACGTTACCCCCCGTTTTGCCTGCGTTTCCCGATAACCGAGCACCAGCCCGAACAGAGCCATGCCTAAGTAAAAAAAGAACTGCGCCGCGTTGACGAAGTACGCGCTGGCCGCAAACAGGGGCGTCACGTAGCAGGCCGCCGCCGTCGCATAAAGCCAGTGCCGGCGGACTTGCGCCCAGTGGAATATATATCGCGCCGGCAGCCAGTCATTGATCGCGACATCGGCGGCCACAACAAGGGCGAGCACAGCAGTCCCGGCCGTCACCGCGTAACCCCAGAAGCCATCGCGTGTGAGCATCACCGACGTTGCCGAGCACGGCGCGGTAAATGCGGACACGGCGATATAGACCGCCAGGTACGCATAGATGAATCTCGCAAGGGCATCGTTTTTCATGCGGCGGCCCTCGCGTGATTTGCGCCGAGCTGGAACAGCACGCGCTCCGCCTCCCGGCGTTTTACGAGGCCGGCGAGCACAACTCCGCCTGCCTTGTTCCATCGCGCAAATTCCGCAATGGCGCCGTCGGTGTCTCCGGCGTTCAGCTTGCGCAGTAGCGTCGACGTGTCGAAGTTGCCGCTGCCGATGTTGAACACGAGGTCAACCAGCGCGTCGTATTCCTCCTGGGTCAAAGCAACTTTGACGTCGCGTTTAACCACGGCCTCAGCACCGCGCACGTCCGCACGCAACCAGTCGACGGCCATGTCGCGCGTGATCAGCATGCCGGGCCTGACGTCCGGTCCGGTATGGCCCCAGCCGCCTGTCCACGGCGCACCACTTAGTGACCCGAGCTCGAGCGGAATTGCCCCGCCAGCGAGCACCCGCTGCCATAGCCCTCGCGCCTGCAGCGCTTTGGCGAGCGGCGACGCAGGATCCGGATACGCGAACAGCACCAGCGTCTCCGCGCTCTCCGTGAGCGACATGCCCTGGTCGGAATATTTGAGGTTCTCGTTCAAACCGCACCCTCCAAAAAAAAAGGCCGCGCAATGGCGGCCATAAGAAAAAGGGCCGCACTCAGGCGGCCCCTCGAAGGAACTCAACACGTGGACTCAGGCGAACCGCCCATTGTTTGCTGCGTAGTCAGCCTGAACGATCGCAAGCGGATCAACACCCATCGAACCCGTATCGTTCAGCCACGTGCGATAGATGTTCCCGATCCAACCTTGCGACGCGCCGGCCAGATAGCCCAGTTCCGGGCTTGGCATCATCCCGTCCGGCAACTGATTGAGTGAAAAGGTAGAAGCGGCGCCCAGCACAGTGTCCGCCCCGGTTTGCGCACCGTTCATATAGGCACGAAATACCATGTTCGAACCGACCTTAACGATCGCTGTGGCGAGCTGCAAAATCGCACCATTGGCAGGGAATGGGACAACCACATTGTTCCCGTTCGCATACATCCGGTAAGAGCCCGATGCATTGTGGCTAATGATTGCATATTGATTATTTGTGCCGAGCTGATACGAATATCCGCCCACTGCTGGGACATTCACCTGATCTGCCTGGGCCAAGTGCTTGAGCCAGATACAAAACACAAAACCTTGGTTATTGGCCGGCAGATTTCCCGATGGTGGAAGAACAATCCCCTCGTTTGATTCGATATCGAAGCCAACGCCACCCGTGGCGAAAGTCATCGTTGATCCACCCGAGAGGGCAGTAACTGCCGATGCACCGCCGCTCACAAAATTCGTGAACTGGTCGTTGTTGACCGGCGCCGCTTGCTTCGGCCAGCAATACGGGTCAGCGAAATCAAACAAAAACTTCATGCCCGCGTCTACCAGGCCATCGCGCTGGAGAACCGGGAGGGTTGCATCGGTGAAAGTCGTGTCGGTGATCTTGAGAATCAGACTCATTTTTTACCATCCCTTCGGGGTGATGACGCTATTGATAATCAGGTTTGCCGTCGCCTGTTTTCCGACCGTTGTTTCATGGATGCCGTCTGTTGACCACACGTTGTTAAGCACGGTGTACTGGCTTCCGTTGACGGTGGCCATCTGCCCATACCCCTGCGCGATCATCGCGGCCTGCACGTCAACGAAGTTCGGCCCGTACTTAGCGGCAAGCGCCGCATTGAGCGCTGCGATCTGATCCATGATCGTCTGCGATGCCGCATCGGTTGCCTGGTTGCCGCCCTGACTGGTCGGCAGATCGCCATAGGAACTCGTCACGCCCATGACGAAAAACCATTTGTGATACGACGCGATCTTTTGCGGGATTGAATCGATGTTGGCGAGCGAAACGGCCTGGCTGTAACCGACCTTGCCCACATCGTTACGACCGACGCGGATGCTATGAATGCGCTGCCTCGTGGTGGCAAGCGGCACCGACGCAATCGTGGCCGAGTAGAAAGTGGAAGTGGGTGTTACCGCCACCGGGTTCGTCACATTAACCGCTGGGCCCGTATAGCTCGCGCTAGGAGTGAACGTGAAGGTATTGTCGACGTTTGCCTGCGTGTAGTGCTCTGTGATCGTCCCCGGCACGCCAGCAATCACGGCATCGACGCTGTAGTTGGTGTTCAGGATGAAATTGCTAAGGCCGGTGATCGCTACAGAGCCGCTTGCGGGAATCTGGCCACCCGTCACATTGCACGTCAGGTTAAAGCCAGCGGCGCGTGCAGCGATCTGAAACGATTGCTGTCCACCGATGCCCTGGTTTGTGCCAACCCTACCCGGCAGCAGTCCCATAAGGGTATCGAAGTAGCCCGAGCCCGGCGCCGTCATCGAGTCACCCCAGCCAATCAGGTCTGCATAGGGGACCACACGATTGGGCATACCGCCAGCAACCGGCACGAAGTACTGCTCAGACGCGCCGTTGCGATCGGTCGAGAAAAGTACGCTCGACTGATCGTTGCTCCATGCCGGGTTCACGTTGTTGCCAGTGCTGGTGATCTGCGCCACCGCGCCGTTAGCCTTGTTTAGCGAAAAGAGCTGCGTACGGCCGCTGATCTGTTTCGTGAATACGCCGTAGCTTGGCCCATCCAACTGCTGTTGATAGAAGGTGAAAGTCGGCGTGGCTGTCTCTAGTGCAGCGATACGCGCATTGAGATTTTTGCCTTTGCTGATGAGATTGCCCGCGAAATCGAGCCCGAGCGGCACGCGCCCGCCATTACCGATCACCGCCCAGGCATAGCCGCTACGCCCGTACGTCGACGTGATTGAAACAACACTGGTCAGGCCAGCCGCCGCGACGAGATTGGCGACGCCTGCGGTATTGATCGAACCAATAACGCTTGTGACGTTAAGTCCCTTCGACCACAAATTGCCGGCGAGATCGAGGCCTCCCGCGACGCGGTTCTGCGAGTCGATCCAAGGCCATGCATAACTTGATCGGCCCTGCGTGAGCATCACGTTCGCCGGGGCTGTCTCTAGCGCGGTCACATCAGCCGTCAGCCGCGGATTCGTCCGCGCAGCTCCGCCTGACGTTGCTACGACCGATGCCGCGCCCGAGGCAGGCCCCATCGCGATACTCGCGTTCTGTACGACCTTGCCGCCTACATCCCGCACATTACCGAAATCGATTTTGGAGTCGCCGCGAACACCAAACGCAATGCGTCGACGAGTGTCGACGATGGCGGCCGCATAACCACTGCGTGGGTAACTGCCGAAGTCCAGTCCGCTATCGAGGTAGGACTGCGTCGCAAAGCGCAACTGCTCGACGGCAGCGCCAGCCTGCCGCTGATATACGACTACAAACTGCCCGTCTGCCGATGGCGTGCTGAACGACTGACCGTCCGTGCTTGCTGCCACGCCGGCAGCGACCGTCGCAAAGTACCGACCGGCTACTGTTGCCGCATTGGCCGCGACAGTAGCGAGGGCAGCGCTCCCAGCCGCGCTCGATGAGCTTGCCGCAGCGGCACCCGCGTCCACATTCACATCGGTCGCGAGCGCCTGCGTCTGCGCGAGAATGCCGTCGGCGGCCTGATTGATTTCGCTGCCCTTCTGTGCGATCAGGTCGGTCTTGGCCTGCTCGAACGTATTCTGCGCGTCGCTGACGACCTTCGCCATCACCGGTAGCGTGCCCGCATCGGTATCGACTGTGTCGGTCGCCCCACCATTTACAAACTGGCGGATCATCGGCCAGTTAGCAACGATGCCGGAAACCGCGTCTTTCAAATTATCGATTACGCTCATTGAGCCCCCGTTACGTGTTGATTGCTGTGTTGAGCTGCGCGGACAGCGGCACAAATTCATCGCCGAAGTTTTGTGCGACGTAATTCGTGATGTCGGCCCACTCGTCGGGCATGGCGAACGCCGCGATTTCCGCCGCGTTCGCTGCCTTCCCAACGTATCCGAACGACACCATCCGGCTATCGAGTTGCCGCACCGCCGTCGTCGTCTCGCCGAGCCGCACGTCGATGACACGCTGCACCCGTGCCGCCGACATCTGAACGACGACACCATTGCGCGAGGCACGCACGCCGTCTGGTCCGTAACCCAGCACGATCTGCGTAACCGCATCAGGCAATGCGGTATCGAGCGGATAGCGGTCCGCACCGAAGTACGCGTACACGTTGCCGTCGACAACCGCGAGGCCAAACAGAACGCCACTCGCATTCACCTCGAGTACCGTGTGTTGGCCATCCCCTGGATACTCGAACACGACAACCCATACGCCCTGTGTCGGGTTAAACCAGTCGGCATTCAAAGTCACTTTGGCGTTATCAGCCGTGCGCGCCGATCCGTCCGGATTCAATCCGGCTGACTCAATCAGAAGGCCCCTTGCGGCGTGAGAGGTCACGTCATAGTCGAAGCGCGGCGTGTCCGCCGCGACTTCCTCCGACCGCCCTGCGGGGTCAATTCGCCAAGCTGGCGAAGCCCGGGTGAAGCTGATCAGATCGGTAAATGCTGGATCGCTCATCGATAGCTCATAAAAAAAGCCCGCAGAAAGCGGGCTTCGAATTGATCGACAACAACGGTTACGCCGATGGTGGCACCGGCCATTCGATTGTCTGCGGATAACCCGCCTGCGAGGGGATCAGAAAGAGCGCGCGTTTGTACGCGGCCCACGCCTCGAAGCGGCTCTTTTCATCGTCGTCAAGCTGCCCCGCAACGTAAGCATCAGTGAGGCCTGCAGTTTTCAACTCCGCCGCCGCCAGCAATTGGGTCGCCTGCGTGTTCGCCTCGATCGTCAATCGCTTTGTCACCCGCTCAGCGTCCACAACCCAGGAGCCGCCCGACCACACATAGTCGCTCGACGGCGGCGCCTGATCAGTAAGCCAATCCGGAAGCGGACCAACCGGGATCCAGACCGTCCCCGCTGAACTATCGAACGGGTTATAAGCCGCGCCCGTTGCTACGTCGTAGAGTGGGATCTGACGCCAATCGGCCATGACGGACCACGTCTGCGTCGGTGGATCAAATACGGCCGCCTCACGCTCACCGGTTACAGGCGGGGCAATTCCGGTCGAATGCGCCGGAAACAGCCAGTTATCCTTGACGACAGGATCGCGGTCGGCACTCGTCTGTCCAACGTACACATGGGCGTAGGGATCATACGTATATGCAATTTTCGTCATGCGCTGCCTCAGTAGATAATCCATGCGCTTACCGCCACGTTACGCGGGCGCGTCTCATTGCCGCCAGCACCAGCGATCGTGATGGTGTGCAAGTGATAACCATCGACGGGGATAGTGTGATTGTGCCCACCAGCCGGTGAAGTGTTACTCGTCGAGTACTTTGTCAGGTCAAGCCAGGACGGTCCGTCCGCCGCCCCTTGCCCGTCGGGATCGGTCGCAGGAGGCGGCACCTGATAGGCGTGGGTATGGTCGGCCACACCCCCGGTTCCACCGCCGTGTGAATGGCCGCCCTGCACGTCCGAAGACGCACCGTGCGCGTGATATCCGAACAGGCTGTCCTGCCATGAGCCGAAGGCCCGGCCCGCGTCGACGCCACGACCATCATCGAACGCGCGAATGAATTCGCCACGAAAGTCGGGCACGTTGAACGTCGTTGCGCCATCGCCAGCGCCGTACGTTGTCCCGATCTTTGCAAAAAGCAATGGGTACGCAGTTCTCCCTATCGCGGCACCGTTGCACTTCAAGGCACGAGCGCGCGGCTGGGACGACGCGTTATAGATCACATCGCCGACGCACTCACTGGAAAGCACAAGTGGTCCCAGGTCTGTCGTATCCACCGTCACGCGTACACGAGCCCCGTCCCAGCCGATATAAAGCTGGTTGTCCTGCTGTAACGCACCACCTCCGCTTCGCACGGCGCGACGCCAGTCGAAACCGGTCTCGTCTGCCCTTGCAAACAACGAAAGGCCGGCCTTGCCCGTCATCAGTGGAACATTGACCACCGCTGCCCAGTTTTTCGCCTGTGTCGCTGCAAGCTGCGCATCGGATCTTGCAGTCTTCGCATCGCCGGCATTCTGACTCGTACTCAGTGCGTCTGCCGCCGTCGACTGCTTGTACTGCAGCGCCGAGTTGGCTGCAGCGATACCGGCCTGCACCGTGTCGATCGTTTCGCCGATCATCGGCAGCAGATTCTCGGCATGCCCGCCATTCAGCATGTCGTGATCGCTACTCCCGTCGTCCGAATAGGAATGGCCGGTGAGCGGAAAAGTAACTTTGCTCATGTAATTTCCTCAATCTCGAATGCGTTGGTGTACGTATCCAGAAACGGCAGCAGCAAGGGGCTGATCTTGCGCATGCGACCGAGAAACGAACGGCGGATCAGGTTGACCGGATCGTCGCGATCCCAGACGAACAGCATTTCCTGATCGATGCCGGCCGCCCGCTGGAATTCGAAGACATTCCCGAATGCCTCGTCGCGCGAAAGCCAATCGAGCCCCAATGTCTGAACCCGCCTCCCGGTCTTGCGATCGAAATAGGCCGTGCCGTCAATCGCCCGGTCCATCGTCGTATCGAACTCCCATCCGATGCCGGCGCCGTATGTGGCATTGTTTTTTGGCGACCATGCCTGCGAGATGAACAGGCGGCCAAGCTCGATGTAGCCATCGACGTTGCCCTCGTCGAGAAACTCGAACCGGACATACCGCCCGAACACCGGTTCGTCGAGCACGCACATCACGAGGCCCGGATACCCGGCGCGATCCTCCTCGGGCAGCCGGCCATCCCACCAGTTCGGATCTTCCCAGTCAAGAGACGCTGTGTTGAACAGGCGCGGCCATGCCTGCGGCCACACGCGGCCCTGCACCGAGTACTGCTGCAACTCGAAATTGGCGGATACCGATGGCTGCGCCGGCAGCATCGCGGCGTCATAAATGACATTCTGAAACCCGGCATCCTGCGCCACGCGTACGCGGTATCGTGCATTCAGCCCGAGGTTGTGTCGCACGATCGCGAACACTGATACCTTGCGCTGCACCCCCAGATCAACATCGAACTGCGTGTCCGTCTTACTGCTCGATGCCGATCTCGCAACGCGTGACAGCCTCCGATCCTGCAAATTTGCTAGCGGAGTTTGCCAGGCGCCACCGGACAGCACCGCCTGGTCCGTCCGGTTCGGAAAACCCAGCAGAATATTTGCCATGCGTTATCCCCACAGAACGAGCGCCGCCTTGCCGCTCGCAAAGCCACTGTTAATACCGATCACGCACATGAGGCGACCTCCTAGCCCATACCGCAGCGAGTCGATTTCGACAACATCGCCGAGATCGACCACCCCCAGTTCGGTGACTGGCACGTCCACGTCGAGCGTCATACGCCGCACCTTGTATAGCGCAAGCCGTCTCGCTGCCTCTGCCTGCGCATCGACCGCAGCGACCAGACCAGATTCGAAGGTCAGCGCTGCCGCGTGCGGCCATGGCAGCTTGACCGAGTCGTCCGTTGCCAGTGCCGTGCGATATTGCTGCGCCAGCCATGCGGCCCGCTCGGCACCCGCCGAGCCAGCGACATCGCTTTCGACGGTGTAGTTACGCGCGTAGTCGAGTGCGACGCTCCATGCCGGAATGCCGCCGCTCGATGGCTGCAACGTCTCCGCGACGTCCTGCCCCCATACCGCGACCGGCGGACCGGCCGGCGCGTCCACGCGTCCCATTCGCAACCGGCTGAGCCGGTCGAAGCCGTACCACGCCCCGACCGACCCGGCAATCGTGTCCATCAACGATTGCGGCGTGTCCGTCGAATCCAGCCAGACTCCGACCGCGCCTGGCGCTTTCTCGTTGAGCGCATCGACATCCGCCTGCGCGATGTCGGCCAACGGCACGCCCGCATCGAGCGCGATCGCCACCAGCAGATCGGCCGCGCGCGTGACCGGGCCCGACGCGTCACATGTGACCGTGCCGGCCGGAGAACTGCCGAGCCGCAGATAACCTGCAAAGCACCGGAACTGGCCCGCTGCAGGCGCGCTCGCCTGCATGTCGTCGGTGCTCGCATAGTCAGCGCCTCGCGTGAGCGCCGCACCGTTGTCGTATGCGGCCGCTACCGTGCACACCTGGTCGCTCACCTGATAAATCAGCTTGGACGTGTTGACCGCTTTCGGCGTCACATTGAGCACCGCCCCGTACAACCTGGGCTTTGGCTGATCCTTCAGATCGTTTGTCGTGCCCTCCAGGCCATTCGGTGCGACGTTGTCGCCGGCATACGTCGGCCAGTCGACAATCGCAAGATCCGCCAGCCGGTCCTGAATCACCAGCTCGACCGCCGTGTCCTGCACCGCAACGTCCGATAGCGCACCTGTCATCACCACCAGCCATGACGCATACGGCTGATCGGGATCGCCCATGCGCACCGAAAAACGGCGGCCGTCGAATGCATAATCAGTTAGCAGATAATCGAGTGCCCCACCCCCATTCACCAGCAGCACGTCACCGGCCGTGACTTTCGTCGCACCGTAGATGCCTGCCTGATCGAACAGAACACGCTCGAGCGACGGCGCTGTTTTGATCACCGGCTCAAACCACGCATTGGCGGGCACATCCCACGGCCGTGTAATGAAACCGCCCGTCGAAAAACGGAGCGTATCGACCCGACCGTCAGCCAGGTGATACGCGTCCACCTCAATTGCTATTTCCATTCGATTTCCCCGGGCGCCGTTTATCACGCAACAGCGTTGTTTGTTCAGCGGTCACTTCTCGCTGATCTTTCGCGAGGTCTGCGCGCTGGGTCGCGTGCATGACATCCGCCTGACGGCGATCCGTCCGCAGCTTCGCGACCTCGCCACGCAGCGCCTTGATTTCCTGAAGCAGCACATCGTTGCCACCCGACTGGTAGCGACTCAGGTCCAACGTCCGCATCCCACCGCCCGATGCATCCAGAACACGCGCCTCGTTCGCAGTCAGCACCCGCTCGCCTTGGTGCAGCTCGGCAATGTAGCCATCAAACGGAACACGGTACAAACCGGATGCATGCGAACCATCAACGCCGGGCGCGCTCTTGTATGCCGCGAGTGCCTGTGCAAGAGTCTGCACAGAGGCGTCGACATCGAGAATGCCGGCTACCTGCTGCTTCATCAGGTCGAGCTGCTGATCGGCGTTCGATTTCGCGACGTCAATCGACGACAGCACGCTTGCCAGATCGCTCTGGTATTGCGCCGAACTGGCGTTATACGACTTCGATGCTGTCAGGAAGTCCTGCGCTGCCTGTGCAAGACCCGCCTGCGCAGTCGAATCACCCGCATCAGCCTTCGCAAGCAGGTCCTGATACGTGGCCTTCGTCGTGTCGTACAGCGTCTCCGGCGAAGCCGTCGACAGGTCGCCGGTCGTCAGAGAGCTGATTAACGACGACAGCTGGTCGCGGTAATTCGACAGCGCCGACGATTCGGTGTCATAGGCAGTGGAAACGTTCTGCCTGAGCGTATCCAGCTGCTGGTTAACCGTGTCGGACAACTGGGCGAACGACGGCGCAAGTTGCATCAGGGCCGCAAAGGTACTTTGCCCCGACGCGGTCGTGAGATCGAGCGACGACACCAGCGCGCGAAACTCGGCTTCCGACTTCGGCATGGTGAGATTCAGACTCGCGAACGAATCCTGCATCGTCTGCTGCGACCGCGCGAGCTGCTCCGCACTGCTGTAATACGTCGAGTAGTAGGCTGCCACCTCCGAATTGAAGTTATCCAGCCCACCGGCCGCGTCGACAAGGTTTTGCCGCACTGTCGTGCTCGACAGTCCAAGCGAGCCGAACGCCTGATCGAGCGACTTGCCAAGGATGCTTGCCAGATCGTTGGTCGACTGAAACACGGTAGTCAGCCGTGTCGCCGTCTGCACCAGCGTCTCGCCCTGCTGCTGGAACTGTTTCAGATCCGGCAATGCAACATTGGCAAGCGCATCCGTCATGCCATTCAACGACGCTTGGATCTTGTCGTCGCTGCGCCAGTCGTCGCGGAAGTTGTACGAAAAGCCCTGCGCTGCTGCATCAATGCTCGGGCCGCCCGCGAGCGACTCCAGGTTGCTGTACGTCGAGAACGCGCCCTGCACCGCGCTCGTGATTGCGGTCTTCTGGTCGTCCGTCATCGCGGACGTCTGCGTGCCATGCTTGTCATGGCTGAACAGGCCGCCCTTCGAGACCCAGTCGGCGAAGTCGACGCCGCTGACATCGGAGAGCGACACTGTGCCCGCGACACCGGCATTCGTTACCTCTGGCGTTTTATGGCCGAACAGCGCCGAGATGATCGACGTACCCGATAGCAGCGACGCAATGTGATCGCTAAGTCCGAGGCCGGTCAGCCCCTGGTCGAGCAGCTTTGCGCCGGTCGAGCCGATCGTCAGCGTGCCGGGCGCAATCAGGCCACCCGATAACAGGCTCGAGCCGAGATCGGCTTTGATAAGACCGCTGTAGTCGAGCCCGTTCTTGATGTCCCAGCCCTTGCTGAACAGCATGTCGTTTGCGGCCATCGCAGCGAGAACCCAGCCAGCGATCGGCACCGCGGATCCGGCGGAAAACACCCCGGAAGTGGCGCCGGCACTCCCCGCAGTCGACGCGCCAGAACTGAGCCCCTTGAGCGCGATGAAATTGCCCAGCGTATCGCCACCCATGCCGTTGGCGAGCGTCGCGGCCGTGCCCGACGACAGCCCACCGGACACTGACCCGATGGCGGACGCCGCATAGCCTGAGAGGTTGCTATACGCGCTATAGGCGCTCATGGCATTGTTGGCATAGCCGAGCGCTCCCGATCCGGATGCGCTGCCGTTCTGCCCCAGCAATGAGCTTGCGACTGAGGACGCACCGGTCAATCCGGCAATGTTCGCCACGACATTGACGACGATCGGCTTCAGGAACTCCTTGTACAGCGCATCGGCGACCGTCGTCTCGAAGGTATTTATCAGCGACTTGGTGAAGCTCGCCCAGCCCGCCTTCCCATCAGTGAGCATTTGCAGGAAGCCATTATGAAAGTCAGTACCGATCTGATCAATCGTGTTCTGCCAGTTCTTGAGCGCATCCAGCGTCGACTGATCGGCAGCAATTGACTGCTGCTGCGCAAGCACGTTCTGGAGCGCTGTGACGGTCTGCTCATACTGTTTGATAGTCTCCGGTGCAAGGTTGTTCAGCCGGGCCTGAGCGAGCCCTTCCTGCTCCATTGCCAGCTCGTGCTGTGTGCGAGCGGCAGTGAGGTTATCGATCGCGGACTTCGTCATGCCGTACGTGGCAATCTGGTCCTTCAGCCCCTGGTCCTGCTGTGCGAGCGTTGTGGCCTGCTTGACCAGTGCGTCGATCTGCGACTGACCATACTTTTGCCAGACCTCATCCTCTTTCGCAGCCGACTCGGCGACGGTACTAAAGAAATCTTCGGTCGCCTTCGCGGCCTTCGCCTGATCGGACTGGATCTGATTGTTGATCTGTGCCCGTTGCGATGCACTCAGCTTGCGGTCGTTCAGCCCCTGTGCCAGCAGCGCCGCTTCCTTGTTGTAAGCATCGATCTCGTCGGTGTACTTTTGCGCAATGAGATCGCGTGTCTGCTGGTAATACGCGGACTCGCTGATGCCACCGCTCTTGTACAGCGCGTCGAGTTGCTTTTGCGCACTCGATACGGCCGCCAGCTCCTCCGCTAGCGCATCCTTTACGGCCTGCACTTCACCGGCCAGCTCCGCGCGGTCGACGAGCCCGGTGCCACCCTTGCGGCCCGTCTTGTCCTTGTCCTTATCGTTGATCTTCTGCTCGTCGGCGAGCTGCTGTTCCGGGCTCAGATTTAGCGCCGCCGTCTTGTCGAGATACTCGTTGACCGCCTTGACGCGCTTTTCCGCCGGCGTCGCGAACTGATCATTCCATGTGGCATACCACTGCTTCGAGTCAATCAGCTGCTGCTGCTTTTCGTCATTAGACGCCTTCTCGCGTGCTGCTTTCAGCGCTGCGTCGCGCGCAGCGATCGCGTTCTGCAAATCCGCCTCGTCGTCAGCATCCCACTGGTCGATCGGCAGACGCGCCTGCTTGTTGGCCAGCATGCGGGCGACAACCTCGGCCGGCCCGGCAGTCGCGCCGAAGGACCCGACGGCCTCGATCGCGCCGTTGATCATGCTCTTGATGTCACGCCAGCCGGCGAGGATGACGCCCTCGTTTTTTGCGATCTCGCCCGTGCGATCGTCCATCGCCTTCGAAAATGCATCAACCGCGATCTGAGCAGCGCCGGTCGCATCACCCTGCTTTTCGAGCGCCACAATCTGATCGTAGGTCGACGCAGTGAGATAGTGGTACTGGTCGTTCAACGCAACCGACGCCTTCACCGGATCTTCGGCCAGCTTGGTGAAATCATCCACCATCTGTTTGACAGAGACCGACGTGTACGTCGCCGCGTCAGCTGTCGTGCGCCCGAGGTCGGCGATTTCCTCTCCGGTCAACCGCCCGGTTGCCGCCAGCGCCGTAACCGCCTCCGCAGCGGTGTCGAAGGTCGCTCCGCCGGCCGTTGCCGCCTGCGCCATGCCACGCAGCTCATCGCTCGTCACGCCGGCATAGTTGCCCGTCATGACAAGCGCTTCGTTCATTGCAGCGTTCTGTCCGGACACCTTGTACACGGCGGCACCGAATGCAATCAGGGGCGCCGCAATCGCCGCCACTGCCAGAGCTGCGCCGGAGGTCGCCACCTCCATCAGATCCATGCGCTCGGCAAGCACCATGATCGAGCCGCCGAAATTGCTCCAGCTACCGGTGAGCGCTTCGTGTGCGAGCACGACAACTTCTTTACGGGCACCTGCTGTTTTCAGACCGAAATCTTCGAGTGCACTACCTGCTGACTTCGCGCCGGTCTCAACCGAACCCAACGCCGCCCGGCTCGTCGCGATGTCGGCCATCGCTTTCTTATAGTCGGTCGACGCCAACGTGCCGGAACGAAACGCCGCTTCAAGTTCCTTTTCCTGCTGCGCGAGCTGACGCAAACTGACACTCGCCTGATCTGCCTTGATGCCATTGAGCGTGCGCTCGTAATCGTCAGCCGAAATCGCGCCAGATTTGAACGCATCTTCGAGCACCGCCTGATCTGCCGCCAGCTTTCGCGTGGCCGCACCTAGCGGGTCATACTTCGCCGTCAGCGCTGCAAGCGACTTCGTGCGCGCATCTTCATCCTTGCCGATGGCCGCGAGCGCCGCATCGTACTCCTCCATCGTCAACTTGCCGGTCGCCATCGCGCGATCGAGACGCTCATACTGATCGCCGATCGTCGCAAAGCTCGCGCTACCTTGGGCGAGCGACGATTTCAATGCCTGCATCTCGTCGTTCATCGCGCTCGTCGCGCGCTGCGCGTCGATCATGGACTGGGTTTGCGCCGCAACGCTGGCGCGCACCTGGTCTGCCGATGCGCCCATTGCATTGACACCGCTGGCCGCGTTTTGCGATTGTGCGGACAGATCCGCCATCGCGGCCTGCGCGGCCAGCGAATTGGCGACCATCTCCTTGATGCGCGCAGCAGACTCAGCCTCTGCCGCACCGAGAAGCGACACGACGTCAGCCGCACCTGTGCCGGCAGCACTGACGGTCTTCATGGCCTCCGCAAGATCTTTTGCACCGAACGCGCCTGCCGACAATGCAGCACTGATCTGCGCGCCCGCAGCGGCCGTCCGGTTCTGATTCTCGACAAGCCCGGCGAGATACTCCGTCGAGTCGAGCGTCAGCGTGACGTTAATAGATCCAGCCGAAGCTCCCATAATGCATTCCCCGAAAGCGCCCAGCAGGCGCACTTATGATTGCGCGGAACGAGCCGTAAAGACAGCGAGCGCCGCACGCTCCATTACACGAACCGCGCCGAAAAGCACGCGGTGCCGCTTTCTCTTGAAACCGAACATCCGGAGAACAGCCTCGACTGCGGAATAGTCGAGGCCTTCGTAGAAGACGCCGCCACCACTCAACGACGACACAACCGACTTTTTCCATTGCGTACCGAGCGAAGTGAAGACCTCCACCGCATCCCAGTTTTCCGGCAGGACCTCAAAATCATCGTCGCTGGGCCGGGATCGCGCTGCGCTCACCATTTCAGCCGGCGCACCGAATGCTGCAAGCGCATCAGCGACATCGGCGTCCATTGCAAAGTCGTTTCGCCGCTCGCCCGCCCAATATCGGGCGGCGTCCTCTAGTTTTTTTCCGGCAATGCTGCCATTGCCCGCACGTATTCCTGCGACAGTTGCCGCACCCGATGCATATCGGCGAGCACCATCTCGAAGTTCTCCGGCGTGTAGTCGATCGGGCCGTCGCTACCGATCACCTCACCACTCGGCCAGCCGACGATGACTTTCTTCAGAAGGTCGGCCTGAGACTGTTTAACCAGTTCCTGAAACTCAGCCTCGTCGACGCGACGAACGATCAGCGTCATCGTGGACTCGACCACTTCGCCGGTTTCGGCAATTTCTCGCAGCTTGAATTTCCACTTGAAGGTGTTGCTGCGGGCAAGAACGATTGGCATGAAACTCTCCTGAAAATAAAGAGGGCCGCCCAAAGGCGACCCGCACGACTGCAATGAACTACGAAAAAAGTAACTTTGTCAGGTGAGCACGATCGAGATTTCGTCATTCCCCATGACGGTATTGAGCGTGAGCGTTGCAGACAGGCTGGCGATACCGTTGTTATCGGTGTACGACGGCGACGTAAGCTGAACGGCTGGCATGGCAACCGTGACGATATTTCCCGCCACGCTTCCGTGCGTGAATGACAGCGGAAGATTCTGTGCCGACGCAATCGCGGACCAGTAATCCTTGTCGGCGACCGAAGCGAGCTCGAATGCAACGCTGCCCGTAGGCTTGCGATCGGTAATCACCGCGCCCGATGCGCCCGGCAGGCTCCGATACACCACCGTGTTTGCGATGTCTACCGTCAGCGAGTTCGGCACCACTGAAGACCCACCGAGCGAAAGTGCTGCGCTGTTGTCGTCATTGACGACCAGCGGCGTGATGAACTTCGAGAAGTCAGGTACGGGAAGCGCCTGATCAACAACGGACGAATAGTCACCGGTGAATTTGAACTTGAATGTCGGGATCGCATTCGACGTCAGATCGAGGGAGACAGTGCCAAATGCATTCGGCATCTTATGCAGCAGGCCGTCAAGGTAGTAGTACAGCGTCACCGGAAGCGGGGCGTCGCTGATCGGTGTGTATGTGACGCTTGCATCTTCCTCGACTGCCGAGGCGAATGCGCACGCCACCATGAGCGGATCCCATGCCGGCTTCGTGCCGACAGTGCCGCTTCCGGCAATTTCGACGCTAAACGACAGCTCGCTATGTTTTTCCGACACGAGTTGCTGATCGTTGCCAAGATACGGTTTGACGTTATCGCGCTGGGCGTAGGTGGCGGCCACCGGCGTTGAGCTAACGGCACTGACGACCATGGCGTTCGCGGCGCCGGTCGGCACGCCCGGAATGCCGATTGCAGTCTGCAATACGGCGAGAACGACTGTTTTGCGGGTACGCTTGGTCATGAGCCTGAATTCCTCTGTGATTGTGAGAAGGCGAAACGCAGCCAGGTTGCCCGACCTATTCCGTCAGGCTGTTCGACCGCGTTCGATACGTGTAGAAGTAGTGGACTGTCCGCAGACAGGACTCGCCGTCGACGTTGGCGAAAATGGGCGGGTCCGTATGGCCTTCGTCGGTGGCGATCAGCGCCGGTGCATCGAAATCCATTAGGATCGGATGCACCAGTTCGAGCACGGTATCGGCCGCCTGATCGGGCGTGGTGCTACGCGTGATGACCGTGCAAAGGAATTCAGTCTGTCGCGTGGCAAACCCGATCGCCGATCGATCCGGCGGCGCAGCGGCACCGAGGTGCACGATGACCGCCAGCGTGTGCTGCGCATCCAACGCATCCACGATGGAACGGCCGACCTGGACATTCAACTGCTGCAGGCCCGGATCCGCATCGATCAGACCGAGCAATGTCTCGACGTACTGCTCTCGAAGTGTCGTCATAGCCGTTTGAGGGGAGCGATGCTGAAAAGACCTGCCTCATCCCTCGACCGCCCAGCGCGGGTCACCTCGAAGCGGCGATCTGCGATCTGGAGCACAGCCGATTTCGGCAGGACCGGCGCGTCCGTCGTGCGATATTCGATTCCATAGTCGACCGCCTGGGCCATGTTTTCCAGAATGTCGGAGCCAGGTTGCAGGAAGTCGGCCCAGAAGGGCTGCGACACGTCGGCGCCGCTGATCACAATGACTTGAGTCAGCATGCCGGCGTCGACGGCCGCATCGAACACCGCACTCAGATCAAAATCGCCTACAGCCACAGCCGCACGCGTGCCGTGGTGTCGGCTGCCGCTTTCGGGAGGACGAAGTGGCCGACCGGATCGTTACCATTCGCTGTCACGGTGACGACGCCGTTGGCCGAGTCGAGATAGGCGCGGTCACCAATCGCAGCCGTGCCCGTTGCGGCGCTCGGAAAGTCGTACACGCCAGCCGTGTTGTACTCGCCCTCGACGTTGGCAGCATACGAGCCCGACGCGACGGCCGGCAGCTTGCCGTTGCCGAGCAACACGAGCTGACCCGAAACGACCGCGGCGGCTAGCGTCACGGTGAGCGTGCGGCCCTTTTGAACGTAGTTGTTCATGGATCAATTCCTTCTGAAGTTGGGAAAGACAGAACTGCACCGGCACGAAGTCGGCGCACCGGCGAATTACTGGCCCGGATTCTTGAAGAAGCCGCGATAGTCGATCGCTTTCGCCGCAAAATCGAGCCGGGCCTTGACCTTCATGCCATCGACGTCGAAATCGAGGTCCTGCTCGGTGTACAGACCCTGCTCGCCTTCGAGATAGCAGTACTCGATCGTGTCGATCGCGGCCTGATCGGCGGCCAGATACCACGCCGTGGTGCTGACCGCATCGAGACGCGGCTCGACGATCGGCGTGAGCGAGTTGAAGAACGGGTTCTGCTGATTGGCCTGATTCGGCACGTACTGGTTGCTCGTGAACTGGCCAGCGACCGTTTCGAGCGCGGCCGGCACGATCAGGAACTTCGGCGCCCCGTTGAGCGGCGTGCCATCACCCGGCGCTTTCTGCACGCGCATTGCCGTGCGCCCTGTTGTCAACGTATCGATTCCGATCGTACCGGCGGCACCGAGGTTGCCGTGCTGGGCATGAAACAGCGTCTTGCCGTCGGACATCGGCGCGGTGCCGGTGAGCGCCGCATACGTCACATCCGATTCCAGATTCGCAGCTGCGCGACCGAAATAGAGCGGCACGCGCTGGAGCGCCGAGAGATCATCGTTGATGATCATCTGACGCGTGAAGTTGATGATCTTCCCATATGAGCCGAGCTGGATCACTTCGCCGCTATCGATCAGCTTGCCGTACTTGTACTCGCCGGTTTCGTTGATCTTTTCGAGCTTCAACGCACCATCGACCATCACGCGGGTCGCCGGGCGGAAGTCGGTCAGCGAGCCCTGACGCGCCCAGCTCGTGAAGGAGCGAGGCGCTGCACTATAGGCATCGCGCAGCGTGCGGTTGATCACGTTACCAAAGACGACAGGCAAATCCGACGTCGAGTTGTAGCCGGCACGCGAACCGGTCAGACCGAGCGCCATGCCAGCAAGCTGGCGAAGCTCCATGCCACGGGTGTCGACGCCCGCGCCTTCGAGCGCCTGACGGCACATTTCCCGCAACGTCAGACCACGATACTGACGGGCCGCGTCGGTCAGCTCATGACGAGGATTGACACGGTGCATCACCGCATCCGTCATCGCAGCACGCCGCACGTCGGTTTCGTCGGTCACCGTAACGATGTCCGCCGCTCCGCGTTGCGGATTCGCGTTCGAACGTTCCGCCTGCAAACGCAGGATTTCGGCACGAGCGGCATCAACTGTCACGCCACGCGCGACGAAACCGTTCAGCAGATCGTCCTGATTGTCGAGCACACTGGCACGCACCGCGACACGCAGATCGATCATGCGCTGACGTTCCGCCGCGGCACCTTCGTTGCGAGCGGCTTCAGCTTGGGCCGTAGCTGCAGCGTTTCGTGCCGCCTCCGAGGCATCCGGATTGGTCGGATTTGCGGGGTTTTGAGGTTGGTTTTCACCGGGCATCACAGCTCCTTGGTTAAGTTGCGAGGCGCGTGCCCCGTCAGAAGAACCCCCTGCGCTTCGATCGACGAATTCGCAGGGGAAAAAGCGTTGTTCAGCGCCACCAGCGGCATTGCGCACGGTGGCGTTCGGATCCGCAGGAATCGAAACCAGCGAAATTTCGTACGGCTCCCAGTCCGTCGCGCGATAGATCCATTGGTCATTGCCCTCCTGACCCGGCGGGATCATGTCGTACTGGTACGTCCGGTAGCCGAATGAAACGTTGCGCAGGATGCCGTCCTGCACATCCTGAAAGTACGGTTGCACAGCATCGCGCGAAGAAAATCGCAGTTGCGCTTCACCGGTGTTGCTCGCGCTATCGAGCGAAGCGCTGGAGACGACACCGAGCACGGAATCAAGACCGCCCCAGCGATCGTGATCGTTGAGAACCGGAGCATTGCCGGACTGAAGGCGATCCATACGAACCGCCCCCGGATCGGTGCTCAGCTCTTCCATGTAAGTGCGATCGCGCATCCAGTCGTAGCGCTGCACCTGCGCGCCGGCCGTCCAGGTGACGTCGACGGTTCGGTTTTCCGCATTGATGGAGCCAACGGGCTGCAGGCGCGTCTGAAGGGGCAGCGAAGAGGCCGGCGCACCTGCGCCGCCCCGACGAGCATTTGCTGGTACGGGCATGGGTCACTCCAATAGACAACGCCCGCATAAGCGGGCGTCAGAGGGTTGCAAAGTTGCTTTGCGGGCGGCTACTGCGGAACGGCAGAGAGGATCTGCTCCAGCCGGTCGAGGACGTCATGCGCGCCCTTCGCATCAAGCGAACGTCCCGAAATGGGAACTTCGATTGCAAGGGGGTCGGCGTTGATCTCGGCGTCAACTACGTCCGGATCTTCGCCCAGGTCGCGAATGCTTTGATGGCGACTTTTAAGGCGCGCATCGATCAGCGCGATGATGCCGTTCGCTTCACGCAGCGGATCGATAAACTCGATACGCTGCGGCGACCATGTGGCGTCAGCAACGGCAGCTTTTGCCTTGCCGGCGAGGAACGCAGTGGAAACGAACCGGCTGGCGACTGCCTCGCAAAACATGGGAATAAAGACCAGCCACATTTCCTGCTCGAGCATGCGCTTGAATTCCATCTTGCCCATGCGCCCGCTGGTGAAATTGACCTGTGAATAGTCCCCCGTCAACTGCTCGTACGTCGTATCCGTACCGGCTGCAATCGCGCGCAGGTCGACGCGAACGTTCGACTCGTATTCGCTGCTGAGCGCTGGCGCGGAAAAGCTAACGGTTTCGCCTGGCTTCAGATACTCAACCATGCCGGGCGAAAGCGCCTCGACCCGGCGCGGATCGCTGGGCGCAGATGCCGTCGTGCGGCCCACCTGATAGCCTTCGTCGCTCGACGTGACGAACACCGTGAAGCACGCCTCGATTTTCTTGCGCACCCGCTCCGCGTCCTGATACTCGTCGAGATCGCGGGCCGCCCAGATCGCCGAGGCGAGCCACGGAAAGCCACGCACCGAATTCGGCCGCTCGACCGCATCAAAGAGATGGATGATTTCCGACGCCGGCACAAAGCGGCTCACCATGTTGCGCGTTACCGTCGACACCTCACCCGGATGCTGATCGAAAAGCCAGTAACCGATGCGCTGTCCGATCATGTTGAACTGCACGCCCGCAATCACGAAGCCGCCGTCGACCAGACCGATCTTGAGATCATCGAGATAGTCGATCTCGAGAATCTGGAGCTGCAGCGGCACCTCCATGCCGTCCTGCGGCAGACGCGTGCGAAACCGCACGAGCACTTCGCCGGACTCTTTCAGGGCTTTGTAGGCCTGCGCCTGCAATCCGTAGAAGTCGAGCAATCCGGCCGCGTCGCACACCTTGACCCAGCGCTTCCAGACCTTCTGGAGCCCCTTGTCTTCAAACTTCGCCTGAACACCAGTGCCGATCGCATTGGCGACGAGGATTTTGAGCGCACGCCGGATGTGCGGATTGTTCCGCACAAGATCGCGAGCGCGATTGCGAAGCGTGCGCAGCGCCGGCAGGACTTCCGCCGTCGAGCTCGCCCCGGATACCCGCCACCCTGCGGCACGCGGCCCGCGTTTCGCGCCATCGAAACCGCGCGCGGCATGCATCGATACACGCGCACGCATCCGGCGCGCAGCGAGTCCCGGCGCCACATATTCAATCGCCCTGTCGAGAATGTTTGTCTTCATGTCAGAACCGTTGATAAGTGGCGATGCTCGATCGCGGATTGCTTCCCGGCTGCTGCTTTGCCAGTTCCGTTTTGATGACGTCACGCGCCTTTAGCAGGTCTCCCATGGAGCGATAGGTGATCCGCTTGCCGTTGTATTCAACTGACAGCGTGCCGGTTGCAATGGCCTTCTCGATCGCGTCGAGGTTCTGCTGTGTAAATGCCATATCTATCGCCTTAGCCAGTTCTCCCGGCGTGGAATCCATGAGTTTTGTGCTGGCGCCGCATCGAGTCCGGCGCCGGGGTCGGCTGCCTCGGTGGCCGGCACGATTTCGACAGCGGGAAGAGCTTCTGGCTCGATCACTAGCGCCTCGCCGTCAGTCTGCCCTGCCGCGTCAGCGGTTTTCGTCAGCCCGTCAGGCTCAGCCGGAAGAGATGCGAACAGATCCTGAACGCGCGGCTCGATCAACGCTTCGAGCGCCGCCCAATCAGACTCCTGGTAGGCGTTCAGACGCAGGCGGGGGTGATACGCGCATGCATAGTTGTAAACTTTCAGATCGAGCGCCTCATTACGCTTTCTCAGCTTGTCCCACCGGTCTTTTGACGGGTTGTATGTCTCCGCGGTGAGCTGCTCGAAGTACTCGTCGTCGAGATCCGTCGAGAAGTGCATGCGACGGTCACTGACTTCGCGCTCGTCGTCGGCCAGCAGTGCGCCGAAGATCCGGCTCTTCGCCGTGTCGGTGCCGACCGGCCAGAGCTTCACACCGTTTTTATACGTCGTCCCCCTGACCGTGACATCCTGATCGGTGGGGCGGCCGATAATCGGCTTGTGCTTTTCTTTGGCACCCTTGATCGCGAACACACCCCGATGGCGTCGCAGCCGGCAATAGTCGTACACGTCCTGCGTGCGGCCACCACCCGAGTCGACGCCGCACAGCTCGATGCGCATCGGTATGCCGAACTGGTTGACGATCGGTGTGTCGAGATATCTGTCGAGCTGGTTCCACACGTCAGGCAACGCCGGATCCCCTCGAAACACAACGTGATCGATTGTCCAGTTCCGCATACCGCGTCCCCAGCCCGAAATCTCCGCCTCCAGCCGGTCGTTCTGCGTGTCGACCGCGCACGTAAGCAACAGACAACCCAGCGGGATCGTGCGCAGCTTGTACGGCTCCGCACGACGCTTGATCGTCTCCCACTTCATCTCAGCGCTTTTGTCTTCCCAGCACTCGGCAAGCGCGTTGTTGACGAACGTGATCATCTTCTCTGTGTCGGTTTGCGCCGCCTCCCAGTCGTCCATCAGATCGGACCATGGACGCCATCCGAGCGGCGCATACAACGCGCTCAGGTGGAAGCTGGCCGTCTTGCCATCGCCGACAGCAGTCGGCATCCAGTAGGCGCCCTCGTATCCGCGCGTTTTCCAGACGCTCTCCGGATTGCCAGCGCCGCAGCCGGTCTGGCAGTAATACAGCACCACGCCCGGGTCGTCGGGCGAGCGACGCATGCCCTTGCGCCAGTCGAAGAACTGCGGCGATCCGCAGTCCGGACAATGGACGAAATAGCGACGTTGATCGCCGCTTTCGTACAGCTTCTCAATCTGCGAGCGGCGTTTGATGGTCGGCGTACTGTTCGCGAAGATCTTCGCGCGGCGACCAAAGTTACTTGTTCGATTTTTCGCGAGTTCAATCGGGTTGCCCTGACCATCGACGTTGAGCACGTACTCGTCGATTTCCTCGAGCAACACGTAGCGCACCGTCGTCGATTTCAGACGGCCCGCCTTGGTCGCACTGACGAGGTTCATCAGCCCACCAGGAAATTTTTTGCGCAGCTTGGTGTTTTCGCTGCCCTTCTTCATCGCGTCGCGCACACGGCGACGAAGATCCCGCGTTGATAAGCGCATCGGCTCGAAGCGGTCCATCTCCCACTTCTCGGCGTCGTCGTATGTCGCGAACACCGCCAGGATGTTGCCGGCCGCCGTCGTGATGCAGCGACCGATAAAGTTTTCGCCGAGCGCGGAGCCGCCGAGCTGGTGCCCCTTCATGAAAGGAACAATAATCACGCGGCTGTTATCGAACGGCCGATCATCGTCGTGCGCGTAGCGCGTAACGGTGCTGACCTGACCCGACAGCGCATCCATGATGCCGACGAGATACGGCGTGCGCTCATTGCGCCATTTGCCGGGCTCCGGACTGCTCTCAGGCAGGACGCGATGCTTCTCCGACCACTCGGCTATGCCGATCCGCTTGTCAGGCCGTATCGCCTCCGTAATCGTCTTCAGAAAGGCTTCTGTCGCTCCCATCGGCGTCATCCGTATCGTTTTCGCTCACCAGCGCCGTCGCGTCGACTGACGCAAGCGCACGCATGAGCTCCGTCTCAAGCATCGACTCGACCCGGATCGGGTCGGTCTCTGCGGCGAGCGCGTCTTTCAGGCGAACAGGAATGTTCATCACGTTATCGCGCACCGTGCGGAATGCTGTGAAGGCAAGACGCTGCGCTTCGGCAAGCGGCAGCGTCGTACCCCGCTCACGCTCCAGATCCATGCGCTCGCGCTCGAGCCGCGTCTGCTCTCTCGCCGCACGCGCAGCGCGATACGCGACCATCGACGGGTCTTCTCTGCTTGCGGCAGCAGGAACGTCGTCGTCTTCCTCATCTTCACCAGAATTAGCCGGGGGAGACGACATCGAGAACGCGGCATTCGCAAGCGACTGTCTGGATTGGTCGGTGAGCGAGCGCTTCGACTCGTCTGTGTTGCGGCGCCACGCCGCGACCGCCGTATCGGCATCGATCTTTCCGTCTGCGTCGACGGCGATACGCCCGGACTGAATCGCCTTCTGCACGGCACGCAACGTGACGCCGATGTGCCGGGCGAAGGCCCGCTGCCCGAGTTTCGCCATCTGACCTCCAGAAACGACAAAGGGGCAGTCGGTGACTACCCGACCACCCCTCAAATGACTACCTGACTACCTGAGTGACTACCCTGAAAAGCTGCTTTGACGACGTGTGTGATGGGGCTCGAATTACCCGCATACCCGCTTTGTCGGAAGGGACCCACAACCCCACTGCCGACCACCATCGAGACCCGATCGGCCGTCGACGCGAGCACGATGCTCACCATCGCGCCGTTGCCAGCGCCATCATGAACGCCCGCTGCATCGCGGGTTCGAGTGTCTCATCGACAATCTGCTCCGCTACATCATAGAACGGATAGCGCTCTTCGTAATGGGGCGTCGCGGCGAACGCGAACACCGGACGAATCGCACTGCCGTGCCCGAACGCGTACCGCGCCCAAATGCCGAAAGCGAAGCGGCCGCCCGCCGGCTTGCCCACGAAGTAGCGGACACCCTTGACCGGATCGCGCGATTTGCGTTTTTTTGAACGGGCCGTTTCGTTCTGCGCGCTATCGCGCGACGCACGGATCTGCGAGGCAACTGCTGAGTAGACACCACGCGGCACATTCCCGAATGCATCGCGTACGTTCGCATTCGTCGGCATCGCGTAATCACCGTTGGGCAGAACGCCCGATAGTGCGAGCATCTGCTCGAACCGCGTGTAGCCACGTGAGCCGCCTGACACCTGAGGTTGCAGGTACGTCGCGGCCGGCGTGCCCTTGAACGCGAACTGCTTGAATCCGACTTGCGCACTCGGCGCCGCCGAAGTCGCGCGCTGCATGATCGACACCGAGTTCAACGTCCACGTCGTCGGTCGATCGAACACATCTTTCATTTCGCGCTGCTGTGCGAGCACGATGTTCTGCGCCACGATGTTCAGCGCAGTGCGAGCGGCGTACACGAACTGCTTGCCCGCTTTCGCTTCGAGCGTTTGCAGCAACGGCAACGTCTTGACCTGCGCGGTTACCCGATCCATGCCGGCCTCCGTTAGCAAAGCCCCGAGAGCGCTCGCGCCCGAGGCTTCGTTCAACTCCGATCAACGCGCGGCTGAACGCCGCGCCCGACATTACGCCGTAGCGACCGGATACAGCGCGACCAGTGCAGCATTCGTTCCGGCCTGAATCGCGTCGACCGACAACGATGCGTCGATTGCCTTCAGCGCGAGTGCGATCTGCACCGCCGTGTTGATATTGTTCGCCGAAGCGGTTGCCGCACTGGCGGTTTGCGTTGCATCCATCTGACTCTCCTTTTCGATGATTTCGGGCACCACTTCGATGTCCACTTTCGCCTCGTTCCTGAACCACGAGGCAATCTTCTGAATGACAGCTTTGAAGTTCATGAGCTCGACGTCCAATGCAAAAAGCCCCAAGGCTTTCGCACTCAGGGCTTTTGCGGTTTCTGTGTTTCGTGAAGGCGCGCGCCTCCACACAACCTAACGGGCTCCGATAATTATTCTTTTGTCGCCGAGAGGGTTGCGCCACGAGTTGGCGGGCGCTCCATGTATCCAGTGACTCAGTAAAGGATGGGCGAAATATATTCGAACGTTTCTTGATTTGCAAGTCGTTTCATCCACGCAACTGTTGCCGCATCGTATCCACTACGCCACCGTCGACCTTATCGATCACCGCCAACATTGCAACGAATCGCTCAGCCCAGTGCCGCCGATACACGGGAAGTGTGACGCCGAGCGATTTTGCGCGAGCCGCCTCATCGACAGCGCGACGGCCGTCACCGCCGCAGCAAGGGCATATCTGCCTGCCCTCACTTCTCTTTGGCGAAATCAGCACGTTGCCGCGTCCCGAACAAGTGCTGCACCGCTCAAGTGTACGAAACACCATGGGACCGCGTCCGTCCGTGCGAGCCGCAAAGGGGACGCGCTCCTCCGCGATGCAAACAACGCGCTTGCCGAAGCACGCCGGGCACACAACGGCGACTGGCTTCGGACCTTGTTCCCGTCCCGCGACACCGCGCCCATCACATCGCTCGCACCGATCGTCCACCCATTCAATGATCAAGCACAGTGCGAACCGCTCGACGATGTCGACGTTCGATCGCTCGGCGTCACGCCCCGCTCGCTGATCCCGCTTCGCCTCACTGTTCATTCCGGTAAATTTCCCTCGATTGAATTTTCCGGAAAGACGGATCATCTGGGCGAGCAGCAATGTTGCTCGCCGCACCATTTCGGGCCCGGTGTCCTGACCGCATTTCATTCGCACCAGTGCGCGGCCAAGATCATTGGCGAATGCCAACGCGCCCAAAGTTACTTTTGGATCGGCAATCGGGTCAGAGAACTGACCACGTATATTCATCGCAATCCCGGCTTGTTCTTTCAGGTCGATCATCTTTAACCTCTTATTGTCCCAATGTCCCAATGTCCCAAGGGAAAGGCTTGTGGGTGTGTGCGCGCCCGCGACATGCGCACCCCCTCACGTCGCGCACGTCGCAGGCATGCACACACACGCAAGGCGGTCGCTTGGGACGTTGGGACACAGGACGGCGCTGAACCCCGAAAACGGCGCGCCAAAGCTGGCGCAAAAGCGCGCCGAAAAACTAAGCGCAGCGCGCCATAACAACGGAAAATCAGAGCGGTGCATCATCGTCCGCGCCCTCAGTTGCGAGTTCCATCACAGGTGCCGGCACTTCGTCTTCCTTGATGTAGTACCAATCGCGCCGGCCCGTCGACTCCCGCTTGCGCACCCATCCGAGTGATTTCAGTGCCTTGCCGACGCGACGTTGCTCGGGCAGCGTCCACTTGGATGTGTCGAGCTTGAGAACATCGGCGAGGATGTCCTCCATCGTGACGCGACCGGTTAGCTCCAGATGGCGCGCAATCCGATCCTCATACACGTCACCCTCATAACGCTCGGTCTGCTCGCTCTCGAACAACGGCTTCTCTGCTTCGGTCACGTGCCAGATGACGCCCTGCCGGTACAGATGCACGGCTTCTGCCCACAATTGATCACGGTCGCGGCGCAGGTCGTCGATGTTGATCGGACCGCCGACACGAAGCGGCCAGTAACGCCGGTTTCCGGATTCGTCCTTGAGGTACGTGTCGAAGTTGACGGAGCCAGCGAACACACCCTGCCGGTGCACGTCCGTCGCACGCTTGCCGTAGAAGTTACGGAAGCGGTCTGTCTCGGTCGCAAAGAAGCTTTTGGCGGCCGACGAATCGCTTTTGTTGAGCGAATCCAGCTCAGCCAGCTCGATGATCCACTTGCCCGCCATAACGGCGTACGTGTCCTTGTCGCCGATACGGATCGGCGAATTCGTGTACCACGGTTTGCCCGCGATAACTTCCAGCGCTGTCGACTTGTACCAGCCCTGCTTGCCTTCCAGAATCAGTACGTTGTCCGCCTTGCATCCAGGCCGCATCACGCGCGCTACCGCCGCGATGAGCCACTTCGTACCGGCCAGTTGCACATACTCGCTGTCGGCCACCTTCATGTATCGCGTCGCCCAGGTGCGCATGCGCTCGACACCGTCCCACACGACACCTTCGAGGTATTCGCGCACGTCGTGAAAGTGCGTCGCGTCGGCAACCAGCAGCACCGCGCTCATCACGATGTCCTGTCGCACCGATATTCCGTACTTCTGCGACAACCACAGCACGCAACGGATATCGTCCATATCGGACCATTCACCGACCTCACCCTGCGCGAACGGCGGCCTCTTACGTTTCACAACGCGACCAGCGAAGTCATCCTGCGCGATGACGCGCTGCCATGACTTGTGATTCGACAGAATCAGATGCACATTGCCGAGCGTGGGCAGCAGATTGCCTTTATCGCTTCGCGCGAGATCGCGCTCCCAGGTATGCGCACCGTTCTCGACCTCGTGACCGCCGCTTTCCTCTGTCGCAGCGCCAGCGGACGTCGCGCGCTCTGGATTGGCGGCGTCGATCACCGAACGCGTGCCGTTCGGGTGTTCGTCGGAAACGATGCCGTCAGCCGCCATGCGGTCGATCAGCCGGGCCGCGCGATTAAAGCCAATGCTCAACGCTCGCTGCACAAGCGACACGGACGCACGTGCCGCAGTCCGCACAACCGCAACGGCGCGGTCATACAGAGGGTCGGCCGCAAGATCCCGATCCTGCATCAGTGCGTCCAGCGGGATATCCTGCGCGGCCGGCGCTAACGCGGCGAGCAGCGCGGACTGGATCTGCTGCCGCACGGGTTCGAGACCTTCCTCACAATGCAGATCGTTGAAGTCTGTGAGCTTACGTTCACCGCGGTCAGCAAAACACGGAAACACGACTCTTGCATTGCCAACGTTCGCGACCGCCTCATACGCGCACTTCAGTCCCGCGTTCTCGAACCGCTTACGCCGCTCTGGCGACACGTCATTGCCGTAAAACAACTCAATGAAGCCCACCCCCTGATCGTCGCGCCTGAACGCTGCGCGCATCGTGTACCAGGTGTTTTTTGTTTCGACGCGCACCGCATCGCCATCGATTGCCAACTCGCCGCTATAGCCAAACTCCTCGACGAGGCACTCCCGCAACCGCTGTTCGATCTTCCAGTCGTCGTCGGCGCAGATCAGCAGATGCAGATCCGGGTGAGTGTCACGCAGGTAACGCGCTGCGGACAGAATGCCGCCGGCATCGAAGCAGATCGACAACGGGATCGCCTCGTCGGTCGCCATCCGGATCGAGCGGCCTGTTGCATACCCTTCAGCGATCATGGCGACCTTGTCGTCGTCGCCAATTTCGCCGAGCAGGTACGCCGCGCCTTTCTTCTCCATGCCCTTGTTAAAGCGCTTCGCGCCATCGGGCGTGATCTTTTGCAAGCCGACGAGACGGATGCTGTCGGCGTACTGGAACATAGGCACCAGCACCGTGCCTTCGGAATCGAAACGCACACCCTCTGACGTGATCTGCTTTCTGTCGAGATAGCCGGACGTCCCGTCGTCACTTGCGCGTTGCCATTGATCGCGTGCACGATTCGCGGCGAGTTTAGCGGCGTGTGCTTTCTTCTCAGCTTCGGCGCGATCGGCGGCCTGCTGACGTTGCCGGGCTGCATTGACGTCTTCCGGCGTCAGTGTCTCGCCGTGCCATTGAAAAGCCTGAGCGCCGTTGTCATTGCCGGACCAGCGCCCGAATGCGCCGGTGTAACCGAGGACCTTGCCCGCACGCTCGATCTGGTGGAGCGAGTACCAATATTTCTTGGCCGCCCCATATCGATGGGGTTTGCCATCAGCAATCGGGTGGCCGTCAGGCAGCTTCGGATGACCTTCGGCCTCGAGTTGCTGAATGATCTGCTCTAACGAAGACATTCGTTGATCCTCCTCTCGCGTTCACGCTGATGAGAAAACGCACGCCACGCGGCGCGGCCGGCGACGTACATCTGTTGACCGGACGGAGAACGTCCGAACGACGGGTTACTACGGCGAAGCAATGAACTCGCACCGCGCAAAGTCACTTTGGGGTCTCCCTGATTACTTGCCGCGAAGGCGGCGCCACTCGGCGGACATGATCTGATCGAAGCGATCCAGATCGGAAGGCGCGAGCCCTCCCTCCAGTTGTCGCCTGAAGTCGTGCCGTTCAGTTTTGGTCTTCAATGCCGCACAGGCTTGCGCGGACCGTTCAACGAACAGGGGAACAACCGCCGCGCGCAAGGCCGCCTGCCGAATTAGCGCGAGATCGCTGGGGAAAGTGTTGATGAGGGAAACCAGAAACTGCGGCGTGTGGTCCGGATTGCGATCGGCCATCCACTGGAGCGCGGACATCCCGCACGCGAGTTGCTGGTTCACGTCGCAGGACAGTTCAACCCGCTCACGGTGCGGATTGCAGCATGACATTCCGGGGCAAAACCTCATGCTTGACGGCGACCCAGCCTGCTAACGGCCTGCACGGTGCGCAGAAGTCGATCAAGCAAGCGCTGATTCGCGCGGGCGGCAACGGCGATCGCATCGACTTCCTGCGGCGTAATGACGCCGTCAGCAAGTGCGGTACGTACTTCACCGGCAACGACACCCGATTGCCGCGCGAAATCCAGTGCGCCAAGTGCGACCGCATCGACGCTGTCAGCCGCGTCCTGGGCGGTCGCCTCAGTCGCACGCAAACCGAAACGTCCATTGAGTGCGTGGATCGCATCAAAGCACTGTGGTTGTCGCTTTTCCTCCATCCACTCGACCAGCAGCTCGAACATTTCCATCGAGAGGCGGTTTTCGCCTTCACCGCGCAAACGAAGGCGCAACGATTCCGTGCCGATGCTCTTGCCTCGACGATTGGTCAGGAATGCCGCTGCATCTGCGACGCCCCCCGGAGTGTTTCGAACCGACGTGTAAAGCACGTCCAGCCAGTCGGTGCCGCTATATCTGCAGGTCATGTGAATCCCCGGTATCTTTGCCACCACTGCGTTTCATTCTGTTTACCGCGCTGCCGTATCACTAATATCGAATCTCAACAGGCGCGTGGTCATACGATGCGTAGGCCGCAATCAATGCTTCGCAGCCGGGCTGTCGGGCGTCGACGGTGATTCCGACCTGGTCACGAAGTAGTCGAACAGTGTCTGCACCGTTGAAATACGCGGATCCGCAACGATCCTGCATGCGATCTTGGTAAGCGTTTGATAGGGGACGCCGCTTTCTTTGGCGACCTCTGGCCATTCCCCCTTCACGCCATCCAGACGTCGCAGGACTGTCGTAAGCATTGGTTCGGTCGTTGATATCGTCATTAGCGCATCCCAGTTCAACACGGAATATCCGTATGCGGAAGAAAGTATAACTCAAACAATTCCGCATAGGGAATTCCGCACATGGAATGATTTAAGGATGAAAAAACCGCTGAAGGGCATCCTTGCCCAAAACGTCAAACGGCTTATGCAGGTCGTGCCAGAAGTCGCCACGCAGGCGAAGCTGGCTGCACGCGCGCACATGTCGCAGAGTTCAATTCACCGGATAATCAATGAAGACACCGAGCCGGAAATCGAAACGGTGGGGAAACTGGCAGAGGCTATTGGCGTGTCGATCGCGACGCTTCTGACCGAAGGTGAAGGGGACGATCTTCCCGCGATCGTTCACGAGAAGTACAAGGCGCTCCCCTATACGGAGAAGGAAAAGATCAAGTCGTTTATCGAGTTCGTTATTGCCTCTCACGAGGCCGCAACAAGTGGTACGCCGGTGACCCACACCGAACGGCAGGATCCGCAGAACGAAGAGCATGAAGTCGCTCAACGGCTGAATCAACGCAGACCATCAGACCAAACGTTGACCAGCCATGAACGACAAAATAGTGTACGGGGCCGCCGAAAGAAGCCAACAGGGGCGTAAGTTACGCCTCGTCCATTCGGCAGCGGACAAAAATTCTCCGGAAGATACGCTCAATCCGGCGATCGATTCTCAGAAGGAACGCCAGGCTCATTTACGTGCCGAGTTGACCAGCAGTACTTTCGCCGACGGCTCTGCCATCGCGGCGGCGCTCGCCACCGCGCATACCGACGGCAGCATCGGCCTCTCCATCATTGGCGTCGAGCCTGAGCACGCACTGCGGCTCGCGGACGGACTTGACCAGCTCTCACAGCGCCTACGCCTCCACGCCCAGCGCGAGTCCCCAAAACCCAAGCACCGGGGCTCTGCCTCGCTTGCCATCGTTTTCGCACTCGGCTTCGCGGCGCTGACCTACGTCAATGACATTGCGTGGATCGACGCGGCCCTTTCCGTTGCCGCCCAATTGACGTCCGTATGCATCGTTCAAAAAAAGACGAAACATATCCGCAGGCGGCAATCCACACTCTAAATTCTCCAAAATATCCGCATAAGGAATTGACACGAAATTCCTTATGCGGATATCCTTCGACGGAAGTTGTACCACCCGGTGCGACTCCTCCTTCGGAGATTTCATGGAATCCCTACCTGATTCAGCCGGAAACGCCCGTCGGGCTTGGCTCCGCGCCACACAAGCCGAATTCCCACCCCAGCAAAGTGACTTTGAAAAGTCGTTGGCATGGCGCCTCGCTTTCGCAGTTTCCGCCATCGTCGTGACCGTCAATGTGCTTGCCCCGCCCCCCGCCGTTGCAACCGCAAAACAAGTTCACGCAAGGGTGTAGGTGGCGCGATGACGGACCGAATCCCCGTTAGCGATGCCGACATAGCCAGGGAATTCCGTCTCCGTCACGTAAGCGGGTCGCCTGACGAGGCAGTTACCAATCCTGCCCTGCGGATCTGCCTCACCAACTGCGCTGAGCTGCGCAAAAAGCAGAAAGGAACAGATCAATCCACGCCGGACGGCAAGCGTCTTGCCGCTGGCGACACGGAGTAACTCCACATGCAAAGACCAAGACTCAATGCTCCGCAGGAGTCGACGCGCAGAGACACTATCGGCTTACGCTCCATCGTTCATTACGACCCAATGGCGCCGCGCGCGACCACGCCGGCGATGGTTGGCAAATATGTCGTCGCGCGGCGACCGCTCGCCGGCAGCGTTCATACGCTTTATATGATTCTCGACGGCACCCAGGTCGTCGGCACGGCAATCTCGTATCCGAGTGAAGATGACTGCGCGGCGGCCGTCAAAAGGAATCGCCGGAAGCAAGCCGAATCGTTCGCCGAGCGGGCAATTGTCACGGCGAAAAAGCGCAAGCCGCGCTCAATGCGCGTGAAGGAGGTCGCGTGATCTTCGCCCTCCTGGTCGCCGTCGCCACGTGCGGCACCACATGGTTTCTCACGGGTGCGGCCCGGCAACGCCATATTGGCTATCTGTTCGGGCTCGCCGACACAGCGCTCTGGCTGTTCGCTGGCGTTTCCGCCGGCAAGCTCATCGTCGCGGCCATCGCATTGTTCTGCGCTATCTGCTTTGCCCGGCCGTTCCTGCGCGCCACTGTGTACGGTCGTCTCCGGAGACAACATGCCAACTGACCTCTCCCCCATCTGCAAGGCGCTGATCGCGTTTTTCGCCGGACAGCGGGACCCGCTCACGATCGACAATGTTGAGGCCGCATTGCCCCACGCCGATCGACAGGCACTCCGGCTCGATCTGCACATGCTTGTGCGCGCTACGGTCGTGCGGCAGGCCGTCCGACGCGCCGACGAGCGCCTCGTGTACTGGCTCGCCGGCACCGCGATCGCTCCGTTCGACGGTACGTTGTTTCACTACGCACCAGATGCCACGTTTGCCGATGTTGGCGGCATCCCGTCGACGGGAGGAACCAACAATGGCTAAGACCAGCGCGCTAGTTCTCGACGCGATGATCGTCACCGGCAACACGAAGGCAGCCATCAAAGCCGCCGGTGGCGGATCATCAGATCTCTGGACCGTTCCGCCGGATCAGATCCATTACGACCCACGCGACAACGTTCGCCCGCTCGATCACGATCGCGTTCGCCACCTCGCCGAGCTCATGAAGGCGAACGGCTACGATCGAAAGAAGCCACTCGGTTGTTTCGTGCGCAAGGTCGGCGGCGAAGACCGGATATTCGTCTACGAGGGCCAGCACCGCTACCACGCCGCACTGCTCGCTATCAAGGAAGGCGGGTTTGCAAAGGATAAGGAGATTGGCCGGCTACCGTGCGTGATCGACGAAGCCAAGTCTGTCAATCGCGCCAATCTGATCTATGCCGGCATCACGAACAACGACGGCGAGAAGCTGACTCCGCTGCAGCTCGCGGAAAAAGTGATCGAGCTGCAAGAACTCGGCGAGACCAACGGCACGATCTGCAAGCGCCTCAACATAACGGATCAGACGATCCGTGACGTGCTGTTGCTTGCGACCGCACCATCGGCCCTTCATAAGTTGGTCCGCGACAAGGTTGTCTCGTCGACGCTCGCTATCGACGAGATCCGCACGCACGGCGGCGAGAAAGCACTTGAGCGGCTCCAGAGTGCCGCAGCACAGGCTAAGGCGGGCGGGAAGGCTAAGGTCACCAAGAAGGCGCTCGCAAAGCCGTCGGACGACAAGATCACCCCACCGCAAGCAAAGCAACTTTTGCAGGCACTCCGCGCGGTCCAGGCTGATGAATCGTTCGGCCTTCTCAGCATGGATACCACCACGGTTATCGTCGCGCTGCTAGACGAGTTCAACCCCGAGTTGCTCAGCGGCAAAGGGACGACCACCAAACGCGACATACCCGGACCCAACGATCTTGTCTTCGTCGACGAGCTCATTGACCCGATCGGCTATTCACTGCACGCCGTTAATGAGCATGGCGTGTTCGTCGATTACGAGCGTCTTGTGATTCCGAAATTCGGCAAAGGCAACGGCCTACCGACAGTTGAGATCAAATTGGCGCATCCGGAGCCCAGCACGTGGATCTATTCGGTGGGCTTCCATCTTAGCCAGCGCGGAAAATCGGGGCCTATTTCGCTCGGTCAATTCGCGACGACATTCCCTAGCCGCTTTAAAGCCCTATGCGCGGCACGCGATGAACTGGTCGCAGAGCTCAGCGATCCAGTTCTAAAACGGGATAAGAAGACCTCTGCAGCACTGCAATGGCTCGAAGACGTCGTGCGCGCTGCAAGACAGGGGTTAGTCGATCACGCCCGCACGCAGCAGCGCATGGCCGATCTCGCGCCCTTGGCAAAGCAGGTGAAGGCCAAGACTACTCCTCTTCACCCGGCCGCCGCATGGCCCTTTCCTACCACAGAGGAAGGTCGTCAACGCGTCAACGCCGCTATCGAGGCAAGGGAGAAGGCTAAATGACGGTTCGCCCGGCCATTTCTACCCCACGTCCGCTGCCGCGTCAGCGGGAAGCGGCGGACAAGCGCCCACGGCTTTCCCTCGCTGGCGCCGTCCCGGCGCACGCATCGAACGACGACGTCAACAGCAGCGGGCTCGCGCCCGCCAAAGCGATCCAGACAAACGAAGCGCCGCTTGCGCGGCGAAAAGCTATCCAGACGAAGGAAAGCGAGTCGGATTCCCGACTCGCAAACCGAGCGCGCATCGAGGCAGTGCGCAACGAGATCCGGCAGCTGGTCGACGAGATCTCACTTGGCGCTGACATCGAGCTGCTCGACCTCATGCGTGACGAGGTGGGCAGCTACAGCCGGCACAAAGCGGCACAGGAAGCGCGCACATGGGCTAACGCTGCCGGCGTCCAGCTCGAAACAGGACTGATGATGCTCGACCGCGCTATGCGGCCGGCGGCGACGTGAGGGGCCATCATGCCAATGACCGAAAACCAACTTCGCGCTATTCACACACAGGCGTGCGAAGCAGTACTCAAATCGAACCGCACCGTCACTCCCGTCGACGACGCATTCTGGCCGCTCTACCTGCAGGCGGCCCTGAATGCTGCACTCGCCGCGAACTCGGAAGATACTGAGCGGCTCGACTGGCTCGATCGCAACGTCTCCAGCTCGTTTGACTTCGAATACGCCAACCTGACCTTTCGCTGCCCAGGGGATTACCTCGAAGGCACAAACCAACTGCGCGACGTCATCGACTACGCACGTCGCGTCGACGAGGAGGCGCAATCGTGTACGACCAATCGCGGCGACGACGGAAAAGGGATGTGTTACTAATGGGCCGCGCACCGATCAATTCTGGCCGCTACGTGCCAATTCTCGTCAATGGGCACCGCCAATGGGCTCGTGACCAAGTTGCTTTGCAGGCAGACATTTTGTCTCTGCTGGAGCGCGAGGGCAGCATGCCGAAGAAACGCATCATCACAGCCCTGTCGACGGCGCAGGCCGCGATCGAGACCGCTCTCGGTGCTCTACTTGAGACGGGGCGGATCGAGCGCTTTCGCGCAATGAGCGTGCGTCGACGGATGGATGAGCATTGGTGCGTCGCCGGCGCGGCGCCGGTACGAGCGGCCGTCGCCGGCCGCTTTAACGCAATCGAAATACTTGCAGCAATGCAGGCACATGCAGCAGCAATTCACGCAGGGAGCGCAAACAAATGAGCTTACTTACTCGCGCATTCATTCTCGAAAAATTCGGCGTGCGCCTGACGATGGGCCAGCTCGCTTCACTGCTTGCGATGTCGGAAGGAACGATCCGAAATCAGGTCAGCGCCGAGACGTTTCCGATTCCGACGTACAAGGAAGGGGCCGCTCGCTACGCTGCCTATGACGCAGTGGCCGAGTATCTGGACGCGATGTCCGAAAGAGCTCGCGAACGGGCAACCGCATGACGCGGCTCAAAAAAAAGCCCGCTGAAGCGGGCATTTTCTGAAGAGGTGCCCCTCAGAGATTCTAAGGTTTCGTTGCTTGACTGCTTTTAACGAAGGTCTCAAACGCATCGGCCTTAGGCAAGTACGCCGCGCAGTTGGCAACCAGATCGTTAGCGTCATTCTGATCGAACGGTTGCGCGAGGAAGTAATCGGCATGCGTGCGAACTCTCTTAAGGTCGATCAGCACGTACGCCAGCGCGCGGCCTTTCATTCCCTGCTGCTTAAGTCGGTCCGTTAAACGCTCATGCTCACCAATAGCGTGCGGGTTGGGCGGCAGACAGGCATTTGCCACCTCTTGCGTTTTGTGAAACGCGGCATAGTAGCCACGCGACGCGCCCGACCGCCACTCGCACTCCGAATTGCCAGCCGACAGTTGCTGGCCAAGCCCGAGCAGGTCGACGACCGAAATGCTCATCGGAGCACCTCGACAAAAGTCCCACCGACGTTATACGAACTCAGTGGCCGGCATGCAAAGGTGATGAATTCAGGATGCGCGTCCTCAAACTGTTCCGCAAGCGCCTCGGCGATCGCGAAGTTGACGTTCCCGCACTGGCTTGATGTCTCGTCAACGTAAAAAACGTAACGGAGCGCATTGTCGGGATACTCGGTAAGACTGACGTGCCTGATCACGCATCCCTGCGAACGAACAGCCTGAATCGCTGCCTCTACCAAAGACAATCGCAGCTCTGGCGAGAGACCCCGAGCATTGGCGGCATCGGCCAGAACCTGCATATGCGCTGCGTAGGCCTTGCCGTCGAGAGTTCCGCTATACGTACGCATGATTCGCGCAGCCTCCTCAAAAAAGAGCGCCTTGCCGACCGTCCCGCATGCATATAGCAATTGACGTTCGTCACCTTTCGCTATTTCGGCATGACGAAGCGCGTAGTCAAGCGCGCGTCGTGGCTCTCCTGTCGCAGCAAGAATGGAACCACCGTTCCCCAATATCGTCAGATCGTACGGCGTAATCTTCGAGGCAGCTTCCATGTAGCGCACACAGTCCGCTGGCTTGCCCTGAAAGAATGCTGTAAATCCAAGGATTAACCAAGATATTTCCGGTTGCTCTGCGCCCCGGTCTAACATGGCTTTCGCGTCTCGCTCAATGCGCTTGACGACCAGCAGGTCCGCCTTTCCAGCGATGGCCATGTCGACGCAATCGCTTAGCTTTTGCTGACCAGCATGTAATGGCTGATTCAAGCCCCCTTCTCCCTTTTCTTCTGTGCGTGTTCGCACGAATAGTAGCAAATCTAAAATCGCTTGGTCTGACCCTATTAAATGAGGCGCTCCGAACTGCTTTATCGGCAATATACGTGAGAGTTTGAGAGTCGGCTGCGCAGGATCTCACCTTCTATGCCGCCCTCACCAGTTTCAATCTCCCCTTCTTCGCGACAACCGCCGGGTCCAGATTTGTGTATCGCTTAAGATTGCGCCAGTCTTTGTGTCCCGTCACAGCCGCGACTTCAGGAATCTGCCAGCCCGCTTCAAACAGTGCACTGGTAGCTTCATGCCGCAGATCGTGCAGATGCAGATTCACGATCTCCTTCTCGTCGCATGCCTGTTTGAAGTACTTGCTCGCAGTGCCCTTGTCGAACCGGAAAATGTACTCATTCTTGTGCGGCGGCACCGTGGGGTCGGCCTTGCGCTTCTCCGCATATTCCGGTGGCACTGGATAGCGTGACTGACGCATGATCACTTCGAACGAGTCGCCGATCAGCGGTATCCACTCATTGTTGCCAATCTTCTGCCGGGGATGCTTGCGATCGCGCACGAGCGCGAGGTGATTCTCGGCGTCGACGTCGTCCCAGCGCAGGCTGAACAACTCGCCACGGCGAAACGCGCACTGCATGGCGACACGCAGCAGATCCGGCATCGCCTGTTGACGCTCTGGATGCTCGGCGAACCACGCGAAGATCTTTTCGATTTCTTCCGGCGACGGCCGGCGCTCGCGGCGCTTACCCGCCTCGATCAGATTCAGGTGATGGAGTGTCGGCCGCGCGGTGCCGGCGGCGTCCGGCAACGTGAGGCCGAGCAGCGATCCCATGTGCCGCATGACGGTGCCGAGCTTGGAAATATCCATGTCGACGGTGAAGCCGCCCGCGCCCGCTTTCTTGCGCTTCTGCGCAAACGTGACGATGCGCTGCGTCGTGAGCTTCCCGGCAAAGTCACTTTCGAACTCATCGTGCAGCCGCTGAAGGATGTAATCCTCATTCGACTTCGGCTTGACAGCCCGCCCCGATTCTTCGCGGGCCGCTCGGTATTTCGTGATGAGCTCGCCGAGCTTGACGGTGGCTGCGTCAACGGCGTTATGCCCGTTGTCGATCTCGACTTCTTTTGCTCGCGCCCAGGCTTCCGCAGCGCCTTTGGTTTTGAACGTTTTTGCTATACTCTGCCCTCGCTTGCGCACCTGGGCACGCCAGCGACTGCCTACTGGCAGGATTGAAGCCATGTTTTACCCCGTTCAGAAACTGTAGCAGTGCCAGATCACTTTCGACTGCTACAGGGTCGTTTTGTAGCAAAAGTGTAGCAGAGACTGCTATAAACTGGGGTTCACAGGCTGTCACGGCGCTTCATTTAGGGTGGAGCAGAAAGGCCGGAAACGCCCACGGGACAAGGCAGAAGCCAATAGCAGCAAGGCTCCGATCCTCCCATTGAAATTATCCATCTCCCTGTAGTTCAATGGATAGAACAAGTGCCTCCTAAGCGCTAGATACAGGTTCGATTCCTGTCAGGGGGACCAGATAGCTTCCCAGCATCACCCAAGTTTGCCCAGAAAAGCCCCGTATGCCTTGCGCTGCGGGGCTTTTTGCAAACAGGTTAAAGCTGCCAGGAAGGATGACGCCCCCAATCCTCACCTTGGGCGCGGCGCGTCTCTCGCGCTCAACATACCGCTCCCGGCGCGCAGGTAATCTGCGGACACAATTCCCGCCGAACTTCGGCAAGCACCCAGCATCTCATGTTTTAAGGGGGTGCAACATGCTCAGGCTTATGGTAATTGTTGGTTTGGCGGCCGCCCTGACGGGCTGTGTCGCATATCCTGCAGGCTACGGGTACGCCGATCCCGGATACGCTTATGGGCCGGACTATGCGCCCGCATATGGCTACGGCAGCATCAATGTCTGGTCCGGCGGCGGTTACCATCACGGCGACTACCACCGCTGGGGCTGGGGCCACGGCTACGGGCACGGACATTGGGAAGGCCGCCATGGCGGCGGACATGGCGGCGGTCACGGCGGGCATGGCCGTTGA